AGTCAACATCTTAAGTTGTGTAATTTTAGCAGGACCAATTGCTAACGATGCGCTACTAGAACAAATTGTAGGGCGTATACAACGTATGCATCCTGGCAAATTAGACCCACTAGTCATAGACATGAACTTTAGTGGCACAAGTGACAGAAAACAAAATAAGGATCGCCAAGCTTTTTATGCCCGCAAAGGGTGGGAAGTAGTAGGCGCGTAATATGTATATAACATTAACAAATGCCACACCAGTGCATCGTGGAAACAAAATATCAATTAATCAAGAATGTATTGCAACAGTACATAATAATATGGTAACTAGAGAAGATGGGATTATGGAGCAAGTTACTTTTGTATTTTGTCCACCACATGGAACTTGGGAAGTTTCTGAAACTCTAGAAGAAGTAGTAGCCATACTGAATAAATTAGCATAAAATTTTGCACTTGCAAATTGCTTCAAAGTTTGGTATAATACTCACATGGCAATATTCTTTAACTTACAGACCCTAGAAACACAAGCTGGTAGTGATTCTAATAAGTTTATGGCGCTACTTGAATATCATTATTCAAAACGCTTGCCATACAAATATTCCAAATATAAACCCAGCAAAGTCCCGCTACACGGAAATAGTTATTTACTTAATCCAGGAGATTTATTTAACGACAAATCAACGGATATTATATATAAAATTCAGTATATTAAACTAGCCGCCCGTAGAGATTATAACTTATATAAATTATATCAATATAAATCTTTACAACTATCGTATTACCCAGACATAGCATACGATGTAATTAAAACTAACCCGTTATTAAATATAACACAATCAGAAATACTCTTTAAATACGAGTAATCTTTCATCAATCTAAGGATAAAAAATGGCATTAGCATTTACAGCAACTAAAGGTAAAGCAGTTAAAAACTCACACGAATCGTATGTTTACAAAGACGGCGAAAACACAGTACGTATTGTAGGTGGAATTCTTCCTCGTTATGTGTACTGGTTGAAAGGCAGCAACAATAAAGATATTCCAGTTGAGTGCTTAGCTTTTGATCGTGAAAAAGAGAAATTTACAAATGCAGAAGTAGATCACGTTCCTGCGTATTTTCCAGATAAGAAGTGCTCATGGAGTTATAGTGTTAATGCACTAGTAGACGGTAAAGTAGTTGTGTTAAATCTAAAAAAGAAACTGTTTGAACAAATTTGCTCGGCAGCAGAAGATTTAGGTGACCCTACTGACTATACAACAGGTTGGGATGTAGTATTTAAACGTGCTAAAACCGGACCACTTCCTTTTAATGTTGAATATACTCTTAGTGTGTTGCGTTGCAAAAAGCGTGCGCTTAGCAAAGAAGATATTGCAACTGTTGAAGCAGCCCTTCCTATTGATGCTAAATTTATTCGTGCTACGCCTGAAGAAGTAAAAACTACTCTTGAGCGCATTACTAGTGGCGCTGAAGAAGAAGTTGAAGGCGTGGATGGTGAAGCAGTTAGTGATTTAACTCAATAAAAAATAGCCGCTATAGGATCACACTTATAGCGGCTTTTATATTATGAAAATACTATTTACAGCAGACATACACATTAAACTGGGTCAAAAAAACGTACCAATTGACTGGGCTAAGAATCGTTATACTATGTTTATTGAGCAACTTACTCAACATAGTACTAGTTGCGATTTGTTAGTACTAGGTGGTGACGTTTTTGATCGTATGCCTACAATGGACGAACTAGAAGTTTATTTTGATTTAGTTGCTTCCATTACAATTCCTTGCATTATTTATGCAGGTAATCACGAAGCACTGAAAAAAGATACTACATTCTTTAGTTATTTAAAGAAAAGTACAGTCAGGCTTAATAAATTAGTCACAATTATTGATGACTACCATAGCATTGACAATATGGATTTTATTCCATACAACAAACTAAAAGAATTTGAAAAAGCACCACACTTAACACATGGTAACGTATGTTTTACGCACGTACGTGGAGAAATTCCACCACACGTTAAACCTGAAATTGATCTTGAACTATTTGCTCGTTGGGATAAAGTCTTGGCCGGTGATTTACACAGTTACGAAAATTCGCAACGTAATATACTTTATCCTGGTAGCCCCTGTACTACTAGCTTTCACCGACATAATGTAGATACTGGCGTTATCATATTTGATAGTGTTACTCTTGAGCATAGCTGGGTTAAGCTACAGCTTCCTCAGCTAATACGTAAAACTATTCAAGCAGGTGATGATATGCCTGCCACAGACTACGACCACACCATTTATGAAATTGAAGGTGATATGTCTGCGCTTGGCGCTTTGGCCGATAATAGTTTGATTGATAAAAAAGTGGTAAAGCGAGAATCAGATACAGCACTTATCCTAGACCCTAGCATGACTCTTGCTGCGGAACTTCAAGAATATTTGCTTTATATCCTACAATTACCTGATAATACTGTAATGGACATTTTGCAAATATTAAATAATAACATGGATAAAATTACAACAGAATGATTATCTTTGAAGAAGTTAGATGGGGTAATACATTTTCCTACGGCCCTAATAATAAAATAAGGTTAGACGGTACACCACTAACACAAATTGTAGGGAAAAATGGTCATGGTAAAAGTTCGATTGCGTTAATTATTGAAGAAGTACTATTTAATCAAAATTCCAAAAAGATTAAAAAATCAGATATTCTTAATCGTTATTCAAAAGAAAAAAATTATACCATAGAATTGGATTTTGACAAAGACGGGACAAAATATAATGTTGCAGTTTCTAGAACAAGTTCTGCTAGTAATATTAAGCTTAGTCGTGACGGTATTGATATTAGTAGCCACACTGCCACTGGCACTTATAAAACTCTTGAAGGAATACTTGGTTTTGATCACAAAACGTTTAGCCAAATTGTTTATCAAAGTTCGGTTTCGTCGTTAGAGTTTTTAACTGCTACAGATACGGCTCGCAAAAAGTTTCTTATAGAATTACTAAACCTAACAGTTTATACGCGTGCAGCTGATGTATTCAAAGAGTTAAGCAGTGGCATGACTAAACAGGTTGAGTCAGCTCAAACCAAAATCAACACTGTGCGTACTTGGTTAACCAAGTATGAAAAAGAAGATTTAACCATTCGTGAATTAGCGGATGAACCTAATCAACCAACAGAGGCTGTTAATGAACTAGCCCTTATTAACAATGAACTCAAAAACATTGAGCTTACAAATAAAAAAATTAGTACTAATAATAAGTATCGGGAACTAATGGAAATTGTTTTAACAAGATCAATTTTGGCTCCTGATACATTAGCACAATCTGATGAATGGGTAACAGATAAAAAAATCAGGCTAGCAGCACTACAAAGCAAATTAAAAAATGGCAAAACTTTAGCAGCTAAATGTGATGGGCCAACCAGTAAATGCCCTACTTGTACTCAAACAATTGACAATAGTACAATGTACCACATGGTCGAAGAGTTTGAAGCCAGCAAAATTGGTTTATTATCAGAAATTGACGAAATAACTAAAATTATAGCCCTAGAAACTGCCTTAAAAACACAGTGGACTAAGTACAATGATAGTATACTAGAAATAGAAAAGTATCATTACCTTATTGATAAAGACCTTATAACTGAATTATTAGATAAAAATGAATTAGAAAGTAAGGTTACAGCCCTAGAAACCGAGATTTCAACTGTTAATCGTATAATTTCTAAAGTTAAAACTAGTAATAAAGCTATTACTGAGCACAATTCTAAAGCCGCTGTTATTACTGCACAAATGCAGGATATGAAAGTTGAGTTAGAAACGCATAGTGTTGATTTGCTAGATAAAGCTGCGCAGCTATCTAATTTGCAAGTTTTAGTAAAAGCATTTTCTACTACAGGTTTAGTAGCGTACAAAATTGAATGTTTAGTTAAAGACCTAGAAGAACTTACTAATGAATATCTTAATGAATTGGCTGATGGTAGATTCCAGCTATCGTTTAAAATTGCATCATCGGATAAATTAAATGTTGTTATTACTGACAATAGCCATGACGTGGATATCCTTGCTCTTTCTAGCGGGGAGCGTGCTAGGGTTAACGTGGCTACTTTGCTTGCTATTCGTAAACTCATGCAAACGTTATCTAATAGCCGTACAAACCTACTTATTCTCGATGAAACAGTGGAAAATTTGGATAGTGAAGGTAAAGAACGTCTTATTGAAGTTTTACTCAAAGAAGAAAATCTAAATACTTTTCTTATATCACACGGCTTTTCTCACCCACTACTAGAAAAATTACAAGTAGTAAAAGAGAAAAATATATCAAGGATAGAAACATAATGGCAGTAGACCCCCGAGCTAAAGGAGCCCGAGCCGAGACCACAATTAGGGATCAGCTTCGCAAACTTACAAATTTGCAGTGGGAACGGGTACCCAGCTCAGGTGCCTTAGACCCTAAACATGGACTAAAGGGCGACCTTTATGTTCCTGGCGAAAAGAATCTTTACTCAGTAGAAGTTAAGCACTATGAGGAAGATCACTTAACAAGCGCAATTTTAACAGGTAAAAGCCCACAATTTTTTGAATGGTGGGCTCAAGCTGTGCGTCAGGGCACTCAAGTAAGTAAAATTCCATTATTAATATTCAAACATGACCGATCAAAGGTATTTTGTGCCTTTGAGGACATGCCTAGCAGTGAGTATAGATATTTCTTTATTAATGCATTAGGTTATGAGGTATATGTGTCACTACTAGATGATTTTGTGATCCATGAAGCACCAAAATTTATAGCTTGACCCACAATTGCAAAAGTGATATAATACACACATGACTAAAACTTTTCAACAAATGACTACTAGCGATGGAAATTCGCTAATGATTGTAGATTCACTAAACTTGGCCTTTCGCTATAAACACTCGGGTGCAGTTGACTTTGCAACTGATTATATGCGTACAGTGGATAGCCTTCGTAAATCCTATAAATCTACAAAACTTATTATAGCTGGAGATATGGGCTCATCAAGTTATCGTAAAGCCCTTTATCCTGAATATAAACAAAATCGTAAGGATAAATATGCAGATCAAACCGAAGCGGAGAAAGAAGCTTTTGAGGCATTTTTTGCAGAAGTCCAGGGCATCTTGTCTCAGTATGAATCGGAAAACAAATATCCGGTTGCTCGCTTCCAAGGTGTTGAAGCAGACGACATTGCTGCGTACATTGTCAGCAAACGTAAAAAATTAAATCTTTCGCAAATCTGGCTTATCTCAAGTGACAAAGACTGGGATTTATTAGTAGCACCCGGTGTATCACGATTTAGCTATGTAACACGCAAAGAAGTAACACACGATAATTGGCATGAACATTATGATTTTGATGCTGATAGTTATATTAGCATTAAATGTCTTATGGGTGACTCGGGAGATAATGTACTTGGTGTACCCGGAGTTGGGCCTAAAAAAGCTGCAAGTTTGGTCGAAGAATATGGATCAGCATACGATATTATTGCGGCATTACCTATTAGCAGCAAATATAAGTATATTGCTAATCTCAATAGTTTTGGCAGTGCTGGGATTATACTCAATTATCAACTAATGGATTTGGTTACCTTTTGCGAAGATGCGATTGGTGCTGAAAATTGTAAACAATTAGACACAATATTGGAGAATTATCTTGGTTGATGTTGTAATTAGATTAAGTGATGTTAGAGCAATGCCTGTTCGTGCACATCCTACGGATGCAGGGGCAGACCTATTTAGTATGGAAACACTGGAAATTTATCCAGGCGATACTGCGTTAGTAGATACAGGTCTATGCCTTAAAATTCCACCAAACTATGTTGGATTAATATATAATCGATCTAGTCAGGGTAAACTTCATGTTGTAATTCCTCATAGTGTAGGGGTTATTGATGCGGATTATCGTGGAATGATTAAAGTTTTACTAATGAACCAAGGCGAAGACCCTTATAAAATTACTAGATTTGATACTAAAATTGCACAGCTAGTAATTACACCAATTCTAATCCCAGAATTTAAAGGCTGGGCTAATACAGATATATGGGATGATACAGAACGTGGTACCGGAGGTTTTGGTAGCACAAATAAAAAAGGAAATAAATGACAGTAAGTACACGCGCACAAGTAATTACACGACGAACCTATAATCGACCATTAAGTGATGATGGTAAAGTTTTTGAAACATGGGAACAAACAGTATCTCGTGTAATTGACCATCAACAATGGTTATGGGAACGGGCAGCTAAACGTGAGTTGCTAGATACAGAATTTGCAGAACTGTATGACTTAGAACAATTAATGCTAGATCGCAAAGTCTCTATGAGTGGTAGATCATTATGGTTAGGTGGTACAACTGTTGCTCAAACTCGCGAAGCCTCACAATTTAATTGTAGTTTTACACAAGTTGAAACTATTTATGATGTTGTTGATGTGCTGTGGTTACTACTACAAGGCTGTGGTGTTGGATTCAAACCAGTAGTGGGAACCCTTAATGGTTTTGCAAAAGCTATAAAAAATATTCGAGTGGTACATAGTACGCGCACAAATAAAGGCGGTTTAGAGCATAATGTAGAAACATTTGAAAACGGTATCTGGACTATTAAAGTCGGTGATAGCGCGGAAGCTTGGGCCAAATCAATTGGTAAATTAATGGCTGGTAAATATCCTGCTAAGGAATTAGTATTAGATTTTAGCGAACTGCGTCCTGCGGGCGAAAGGTTAAAAGGTTATGGTTGGATATCTAGTGGTGATAGTGCTATTAGCATTGCTTATGTTGCTATTGCAAAAATTCTCAATGGAAGGGCTGACAGCCTTCTTACGCGAATGGATATTTTGGATATTATTAATTGGCTTGGGACCATTCTTAGCAGTCGCCGTAGTGCTGAAATTGCTTTATTCGAGTATGGTCAGCCTGAGTGGGAAGAGTTTGCAGTGGCTAAAAAAGACTGGTGGCTAACAGGCAATTCTCAACGTCAACAGTCTAATAACTCATTAGTATTTAAAGAAAAACCATTATATGCAGACCTTAGAAAAATATTCGACCTTATGGAAGATGCCGGAGGATCAGAACCTGGGTTTATCAATGCAGTGGAGGCTACTAGGAGAGCTCCGTGGTTCTCAGGCTGCAACCCCTGCGTGGAAATCTTGTTGGGAAATAAATCCTTCTGCAATCTCACTGAAACTGACATTGGAAAATTCAAAGGAGATACCGCTGGGTTACATGAGGCTATCAGACTTGCTGCCAGAGCAAATTACAGACAAACTTGTGTTAACTTAAATGATGGAATCCTTCAAGAAAGCTGGCATCTTAATAATTATTTTCTGCGCTTATGCGGCGTGGGTCTTACTGGTATTGCCATGCGGCCTGACATGGGTGGTTACGACTACGAGTATCTCAAAAGAACTGCTACTGCTGCTGCCATTGGTATGGCTGTTGATCTTGACCTACCTAGACCAAAAAACATAACTTGTGTTAAACCATCGGGAACACTAAGCAAAATTATGGATACCACAGAAGGCATTCACAAACCGCTTGGTAAGTATATTTTCAATAATGTACAATTCTCGAAATACGATCCAGTTGTCGATAAATTGCGTGCTGCTGGTTATAATGTTATTAACCATCCAACGGATGATAGTGGTGTACTAGTTACTTTTCCGGTTAAATGGGATAATGTTCCATTTGCTAAAGTCAATGGAAAAGAAGTTAATTTAGATTCGGCGATTGATCAGCTTGAAAAATACAAATTAATTCAAACTAGCTGGACACAGCAAAATACATCAGTTACTATCAGTTACTCATTAGATGAAGTAGAGGATATTATTGAATGGTTATTACATAATTGGGATTGTTATGTTGGTGTAAGTTTCTTATATCGTACTGATCCTAGTATGACAGCAAAAGATCTTGGTTACTTATATCTTCCACAAGAAGTTGTAAGTGAACAAAACTACAATGACTATGTCATTACCTTAAAGCCTGTTGATTTAGATGGAACTAATAGTTTCGACGAAATCATTGGCGATGAATGTGCAACGGGCGCTTGCCCAATTAAATAATTTAATATGAACGAAAATCCAGAATTACATTTTACTATTACTATGCAAGAAGCAAATGCTATTCTTGCAGCTTTGCAAGAACTACCTGCTAAAATTAGCAATCCCCTTAGTCAAAAAATCACAGAACAGGCTAACACACAGATTGAAAAAATTAAAGCAGATATGGCAGCAAACGTAACTGACGTAGAATAAGAAAAAGCCCCGTAATTGCAAAATTACGGGGCTTTTTTATTGACTATTATTAAGTATATTTTTACTATCGTTGTTTACATAAGTTACAAATTCATCAGCTAAAAAAGCTAAATGTTCTTTGCCTTGCGAACTTTTAAAAAATGAACTTAATTTATCTAGATTATTAGAAAGACATACTTGTTGCTGAACATTAAGAGCTTGCCCAAAAGATGAGTATGCTTCAAATTTTTGTAATGCAGATTGTACTACTTTTGGGTTTGCTCGAAGTGCTTGCGCTAAAGCATCTGGTGTTAT